TCAGATACTTCTTTTTCAAGAGCATCATTTCTTTTAGTAAGTTCATTAAGTCTTTCCTTATTATCATCAGAAAGCTTCTTATAAAAATCTAAAGCGTCCTTCATATTAGCAATTACTTTGCTGTCCACTTCACTATTATATTTTTTCCTAGCAAATAGCCATCCACCGGTACTTCCTACAATAGCTGAAATTATACTAGCCAATCCCGTAATTAACACATCAAAATTCATTTCTTTACAAATTTATATATTATCAATATAACAAACAAAGCTCCTAAAACCATTAAGGTTTTTTGCCAATAGTATAATTTATTAATAGTAACTGTTTCTGTAACAGTATTTGTAACAACAACCGGAATACTATCTACTATGGTAATAGTATCCTTCTTCTGTGATTTAGCAGATTCACTTCTATATTTCTCTACATACACAGTATCACCTTTGTTATAAATTATGACACTATCTCTTACATATACAGTATCACTTTGTATAGAGTTCCTGTATTCTGTTTTCACAGTTTCTACAGGAACTTCTATATACTTAGTGGTAGCTGCACAAGAGCTTAGTAACATAATCATTAATCCATAAATTAAAGATTTCATGATTTACTAACTTTTGATTTATTTATTTGTAATCTTTTGAGTTCAGCATCTGTTTTAGCTTTACTCTTATCAAATTCCAATCTTTGTTGATTAAGTTTATGAGTAGCATCAAATTCTCTTATCTTCTCTAATAAATTAGCTTTAGATTCCTCAGAATATTCAGGTTCTTCTATACCATCATTGAGTTTAGCAGAAGCATTTATTTGAGCTATAAGAATCTTAGCTTCATTATTAGTGGTATTCATACTTTCTTCGTGCTCCATCTTAGCTTGTTCCATTTCAGCATTTTGCTGTAGTTGCTGCTGTTCAGCTTCCATTTGCTGTTGCTGCTGTTGCTGAGATCTTTCCATAGCAGCTTGCTCTTCTTTTTCAACAAGTCTATATTTTTCAGATAAGCTTCTAGAACTATAAAGTTTCATTACAGTAGAGAAGGTAAGTAAATTATTTTGAATACCTGCTTGTGCCAATGAATCAAGTTTTTGATTAAGCTCATTAGCAGTATTACTATTATCTACTACAAGACCATAATCACATTCAGCAAATTCATCACCGTCTATTGTCATTATTTTTTCAGAGGCATCTGATAATATATAAGCAAACTTTTTACTTTTACCTCTTAAAGCTATTTTAGCTGTTTCTAGAAAAACTTCTAAAGCTCTCTTTTTAACATCATCATGCCTTGTAAATAACCATTTAGTAATATAAGAAGATTGTAATGTAGCTCTTTCTACACCACCTACAGTTTCTCTATTACTAATTTGACCTTCTCTTTGTTTAGTAATACCTACACATTCAGAAGCTTCAAGTTTAATAAATTCCAATAAGTTAATATATTGTTGAATATTATTACCCCAATCAGCATCTATAACACCTGATGTATTATTATTAAGACCTCCTACAAGTTTACCTGAAGCTGCACCACTACCTTCTTTAAAGCTATCTATTACTGCAATATTATTAGTTTTAGCATAATAGAACCATTTATCTATATCCCATCCTTTAGGAACCTTAGCTAAGTCTAACTGAATTATTTTTCCCCAATTTTTAGCTAATAGTTTATTTAATCTATCGTGAACAACATCATATAGATAATTAAAAGGTTTTAGCATATCAACTAAAGAAAAAGGCTTATCTTCATTTATATTATAAATAGATCCTACTATACCAAAATGGCATCTTGAAGGATTACTCATTCTGTTATATTGAATAACTCTAGGTCTCATATTTACATAAATATCAGAACCTATTTTAGTACCTTCCCATGCTTCATTTATATAAAAGGATGTAACTTCTTCTTCTCCTAATGTAATATCAGGTATATAGTTTTCAGGATAAAATGTAAATATTTCTTCTCCTGTTTGTGGATCATAAGATTTAATCTTTTTTATTTTTCTTTTAGACTTCCAATATACTCTAAGAACTCTTACATTACCATATAAATCATTAGGCATTCTATTATTATATAATCCATCTATAGTATTTAAAGGATCTAAAAAGAAACCCTCTTGAGAAGTTAATTCATCTCCAGAAATATCCATATTGACAAATCCATATCTTTCATCAATATTACTTCTAGAATCTTTATTAGCTGCTCCTATATGATCAGGTAATTTTTCAAGATAATCAAAATCTTTAGGTTTTAGATATTCACCGTATACATCTATAACTTTACCAGGACTCCAGTAATCTTCTATAACTATTACATCAGCATCTTCAATTTTATTAGAATATCCTGATTTAAATACTCTTACTTTTAATGGATCCAATCTTTCAATTACAGGTTCACCTCCTATAATATCACATTGATATATTTCTTCACCACATATCATTCCATCCATGAATCCATCATTAAACAGAGCATTAAAGTTATACTCTCTATTATAATGATTTATTAAAGCATTTGCTCTAATCTCTCTGTAATCTTGATACTCATAATTATAATAATATCCTATTCTTTCTAAAGCTTGCTGAGATTCTTCTTCAGATAATTCCATATTACTTGCCCATTCCTGTGCTCTTTGTAGCATTTCTTCTTTCTTTAATGCTTCTATAGAAGATACTGCTTCAGGATTTGTTATAATTACTCTATAATCAAATATTCTTTCAGATTCTTCACCTTTTAATATGTTAACTTTTGAATTAATAATAGGATAATGCTGAATTTTATCTGGAATATAATTAGCTTGAATATTTTCAGGATTTAGAATAAGTTCTATATCTTTCATGTGTAATTTACCAGCAACTAAATCATAATTTATCTTCTTGTGAATTACACTTTTTCTTACTAAACTATAATTGAATAAAGATTTAGAGTCAGCCCAATCCAAATGTTTCTTTCTCCATGATACAGTCTTTTTTGTAAAAGGTAACTGTTGAGGAGGAAATTGTATAAACTCACTCATTTTGTTATATTTTAATTATATACAAATATAATTGTAATATTTTGTATATACAACCGTATTAATAATTTAATTGATTACTATAAATATTTTTATTAAATCTGTTATCATAATTTCTGCTGAAGTAATCATCATTTCCAAGATAAGAATTATCTACTTTTTCTTGCTCTTCTTTATTTAAAGAATTACCATACATGATAATCTTTTCCTCTCTTTTAAGCATTACCATACCTAATGCTCTAATTCTATCTACATTTAACTCAGGATTAAAAGCTATAAGCTCCTCTATTAAAGCTCTATTTTTTAAGAAAGTTAATTGAGGAACTCTATGTTCTTCACCATTTTCTTCAACAGTTACTAATTTTAATAACCAATCTCTAATTAAGCTATTAGCAAACATATTTATAGCCGCAGAAGCATTTACACCATAAGCACTTGAACCAAAGCTACTATACTTAATAAGATTCTTATCTCTTAAATATTCAGGAGCTTCTGATAAATATCTTAAAGATTGCATCTTCTTAAAGTAAGCATAGCATCCTTTTTTATTGTTTTCATATAGGCATACAGCATTATAGAAGATACATAATAATCTAAGTATTTCAAAATTATCATCTGCAAAAGGTTGTCTTCCTGTATATTCAGCTACTATTTTATCCGTATATAAATCAAATACTATAGTAGAAGATAAAGATGTAGATTCAGCTTGATCATTATCTACTGGATCATGTCCTACAATATATCGGTTTTCAAATACTTCACCATTCTTATTTTTCTCTGGCATCTCATAAATTTCAATAGCACCTACAGTAGAATTACTTACACCATATTGTCTAATAGGTGTATCATTAGAAGGTTTAAATTCTACTTCATTATTTTTATTTAATACTAAATTACCAATATAAGTATCATCATAGAAATTAGGATTACTATCTATTTGTGCTAATCTTTCAGTAAGAGCTACAGTAGGGAAATAAGTTGTTTTAACTTGGATAATAGCTTCAGCAGGAGTAATAGGCATCTCTGCAATTACTCTTAATAAAGATTTTGGATCAGCTGAATATTTAGCTCTATATCTATTCATTAATATTTGAATAAGAGCTTTTATAACATCTGATACTCCATCTTTATTATAACATCCTTTTCTATTTATATAAGAAGGAAAGAAGAAGCCAAATGTAAGTTTACCTTGATTAGGTTTATCATATACATTAACTACCTCTTGTATATTATAACCTTTAGGATTATATAATAAAGTTTTAGCTGATGTAAAATCAGACTCTTCTTGAGCAGCAGTACCTACAAGATATATTAAACCAAATGTATAATCACCTTCCTCTACACCATATCTAATAACATCATATATACTTAATAGATTAGGAAATGAACCCATTTCTTCAATAAGTATATAACCACGTTTACCTCTTAATTTACCTTCATCATCTTTTGAAGATACTCCCATTACAGTATTTAAAGATCCTTTATCTCTTTGATACTCGTCTTTATAACCCATTTGCCAAAGCATTGTATTAGGAGAATTTCTAAGCATTAACCTGGGAAATGGTGTATATTCTCTACAATGATTTAACATAGGTGTAAACTTTGATAATGTACCATCCTTATCTGCTAAGAATTCTTTTTGATATGCAGTAAGAATAGTAGTAACTCTCTTTACAACTTCTTCATTTTCTCCTAATAATAAATTATGAGTCATCATTGAAGCTAAGCTAAAACTCTTGGAACAATTATGAGTCTGAATAAAATCTCCTATCAAATATGAATTATCCTCAGCATCTACTGTTACACACTTACATCTTTGCTTTCCTACATATTCTATATTAACAATACATGATTTTTTATATCTTGAAATCTTTTTAACTTCTTCAATATTAACTAAATTCTTTTTTCTTTGTAAGTTAAATAATTCTTCTCCACCATATATTTGAATAGAATATACATCTAAACATTGCTTATAACCTTCTTTAGAAACATATCCTGCTTTTTGTTTAGTATAAAAACAATTATATCCTAAACTTCTAGCAATTTCTATTACATCATTTTTAAGATGCTCTGATGTAGTACTTAATGTAGGAACTTTACCATGTATATGACCATCTGCATCTAATAATCCTTTAAGAACATTTAGTCTAATATCTCTATTATTATATTTATATAAATCTGGAATAAATTTATCTTCTGACTTTTTCATCCATAATCCACATTCATATAAATACTCAATATTTGTTTTTATAGCATAAGTATAATCATCATTAGATACTTTATAAATCTCATAAGGAATATACTTTTTATAAGTTTCTATATCTTCTTTAGATGATGAAAATATAACTTGATTTTTATATTCAGGAGTTCTAAAACATCCATCTCCTAATAAAAAGCCTAAAGTATAAGAATCAATAGGTATTAGTTTAGAATTAAATGACACTCCATCATTTTTAGGTATAAAGTAAACATACTCTACTCCACTAGGTACTCTATAATAAGGCTGTCTAAATAACTTATATTTATCTTTTAAATATAAAGTATTTACAAGCATTTGTTTATTACTATTTTTTCTTACTATATTCCATAGATGATCATCTGAAGCATATACTTCTCTACCATCCCTTAAAGTAATTTTATAAATGTCTGCTATAGCATCAAAAGGTATATCAATAACTTTTGTAATGTTATTATGAGTACCATATAAAGAATCTCCTACTTTTATATCTCCCCATTCTTTTATACCATTTGGTGTATATACTTTTTGATAATAGGGATGCGCACCTCTTCTGGCTAATTCTATAGCATGATGACCATTATTTCTAGCTTGCTCTAAGTAATGAAATCTCCAATAAATACCTTCCCAAAATTCAGGTAAATCTGATACACGTACAGCTTTTTTAGAACCTTCTTGAATTATATTCAACATAATAGGACTATAATTCAAATAGAAGTACATATATCCTGTAACCCATTCA